TTCTATTTAGATCAAGATGCAGCCAATGACGTGGTATTATACGGCAATGGTATCATCACAGGTTATAGCGTATCAAGCTCAATGGATGGTTTAATTGAAGCTACTATCAGTTTCCAAGGTAGCGGCCCAATCAAATACAGCCAAACTAATGATTTATTAGCGGCTAATGTATAATCAATCATGTTAACCATCAAGGTTACAGGTATTGATAAAGTAAGAAACGATGTAAGCAGTAGCTACAAGCAACTAATAACTGCTTTGGCTACTGACTTAACTCGTGAATTACAACAGAACACACCAGTTCGCAGTGGGCGTGCCCAAGCGGGTTGGAACAAGCAAGTTGGGAACAAGGACTTTGTTATTGAGAATAAAGTTCCGTATTCAGGCTATTTAGAGTCAGGCACGAATAAAATGCGTCCAGCAAACAATGGCAGAGGCATAATTGGCCCTGCGTTAAATTCAATCAAAGGAAAATACAAATGACAGTATTAGACAACGCAACAAAACATTTTAGAGCAAAAATCAGTGGTAATCTTAAATCAATAGATGTTCCTGAATGGGAAACTAAGATTTATTTCAAAGATGTTATCACATTAAAAGAACAAAGTAAATTAGTTGAACTGGCTACACAGGGTAAAACAGTAGAAGCACTAGTTGAGACATTAATCACCAAAGCACGCAACGAAGATGGAAGCCGTATGTTCCAATCAGCAGATAAAATAGTGTTTATGAATGAAGTGGATCCAAACGTATTAATACGTGTAGTAGGAGATATGAACACCACGGCTGAAGTTCCGTCGCAGGATGACGTAGAAAAAAACTAGTAAAGGATCCAGATTTGATGTTCGCTTGCCGTCTTGGCAAGGACCTGGGTTTGACATTAGAACAAGTATTTGATATGACGATTGATGAGTTCCAAGTCTGGGCGGCTTTCTATACATGGGAAGCTAAAGAGATGAAGAAGGCAAACAACAAACGGAGATAGACATGGCAGGCGAAGCACAGATAAAGATAACCTCTGACAGCAGTCAGGCATTAGGTGATATTAAAAGACTTGATGTAGCACTTGGGGATTTAGGCAAAGCCACTTCTGATGCGGCTAAGACTTTTGCTAAGATTACCGCCGCGGCGGCCGCTGTTGGTTATGCTATCAGTCGTGCTATTGACAGCGTCAGTGACTTAAAAGATATGAGCACAGCCTTAGGGGTTAGTGCTCAGAATCTTAAGTATCTACAACAAAGTGCGGCATTAGCAGGTGTTGGTGCAGATGAGTTAAATGCGGCATTAGTCCGTATGAACAATAATATTGGCACAGCATTACTTCAAAAGACAGGACCCGCAGCAGTAGCACTTAAAAATCTTGGCATTAACATGACGGCCTTAAAAGCCGCAAGTCCAGATAAACAATTCCAAATGATTGCTAAAGAACTAAGCCAGATTCCTGATGTGGCACTACGTTCAGCATTGGCTATTGACCTATTAGGCAAACAGGGACCAAGACTTATTGCCGCAGCCGCAGCCATGGATGACATCCGCCGTCGCACTGAAGAACTTGGTATCGCACTCACAGACTTAGATGTTGAGATGATTGACAAAGCTGGCGATAAGATGGATGAACTCAAAGGTATCATCACAGCTGGCGTGCAAAAAGCAGTAGCGGGTCTAAGTCCATATATTATTACCATGGTGAATTATATTGAGTCTGGCATCAAATCAATCAGAGATAATGCCAGTGCTTGGATGGCTGTAGCCAAAGCGGTCGCAGTAGTCATTGGTGCCCTGATAACATTCCGTCTTTATATGGTAATGACTGCCATACATGGTGCTATCTTAGCGGCTGCTAGTTACATGCTTAAAATGTATGAGTCAATTAAATTAGCTACTACAGCCATGGAAGTATTAAATGCTGTCATGGGCAAAAATCCAATCGTTAAAATTGTCACAGCAGCATTAGCCATTGGCACTATGTTTATTGCTACCAAAGCCGCAGGTAGTGCATTTAAGAAATTAGATGCTGATGCACAAAAAACCATGGATGGCATCAAAGATGGAATGAAAGACAGTAAGAATGCCACTGATGCTACTGGTAAGTCCATAGAAATACAAGGTGAGGCACTACGCAAAGCCAATGATGAATATAAGAAAAAATTAAATCTCTTATCAAGTGAAACCAAATATAATGATGAATTGATATCATTAGGTAGAATACAAGCAACTATTAATAAAACTATCTCAGACGAAGAAGCCAAACGAGCAGAGCAACATCTACCAAAACTCACAGCTAAACAACGCGAATTAACCGCCAGCAAGATATTAGAAAACGAAGCTAGCAAGTTGGCTAATAGCTTTGCCAAACAACAATTAGATTATGAAACAGCGGCATTGGGTTATACTATTGACAATAAACTCCAACGCGATATAGCTGTGGCACAGAGAAAACTTGAACTTGATTATGGTAAAAATCTAACACCAGAAATTAAAAAACAATTAGATTATCAGAAAGAACAAGTAGGCTTTGCTATACAACACAATCAAGCCCTAGCCAGCCAACAAGATATACGTAAATCCTTAGCTGAACTCGTGCCAGGCGTTGGTGGTGGAATACGTCCTAGTGTATCTGATGCTGACTTAGTTAAAGAAGGCAACAAACTAATAGCAAAATATAATCCTTTAATCCAGGCTGAAAAAGAATTCAAAAAACAACAGAAGGATATTGCCGCTGCATCAGTAATACAACAAAATGCAATATTAGCTGAATCCTATAAACAAGAAAATATTATCATTCAAAACGGTGAAGATAATATTACTGCTGAATTAATAGGTGCTTATGCACAGAAAAATGCATTAGCTCAGCAATTTGCATCTCTGATGGACCAGACTAATAGAGCTATACTAGACAATAAACGAGCCTATGAAAATGAAAAGATGATTATGGAAATTGAAAGTGCTAATCGCAGTGTGTTATTAGCACAACAAACAGGACAAAAACTAATTGCCACCCAGGAACAAGTCCGTCGTGCTCAACTTGCCGCAAGTGGAGTCACCAACCAGGGCATAGTAGAAGGACAAGTAGCCATGGGCAAAATCATGGATAAGATTGCTAATAAACAAGTTAGCACGGCAGAAGGTAGCTTACAAGTAGCAACCTTATTATTTGGTGAGTTTGGTAAAACCAGTAAGTCAGCTTTTGAAGCCTATAAGAAATTAGCCATAGCACAGGCATTGATTGAAACAGCCAAAGGTGTAAGTGCGGCATTAGCAGGCGGCTTCATGGCTGGAGGTCCGTTGGGAATATTTACAGCACCTATCTATGCAGCCATGGCACTGGCATCAGGTATGGCACAGGTGCAGGCTATTCGCTCAATGCAATATACTGGTAAAGCAGTTGGCGGACCTATGGTAGGCGGCAAGGGATACCTGGTTGGGGAACGCGGGGCGGAAATTTTTAGACCAAGCACAGCAGGAACCATGATACCAAATAGTCAGATAGGTGGCGGAGCAGTCACAGTTAATTTTAGTATAACAGCCAATGATACTCGTGGCTTTGATGAACTGATAACCAGCAGACGTCAATTGATAACCAGCATCATAGCTGATGCACAATTAGAATCTGGTAGGAGAATGTAATGGCAGATTTGAGTAATGCGTTTCCCACTTCGCAGAGTTTTACCACAGTGGATTTTAGAGTAATCAACCCAGGCATAGCCAGTGAAACCAATAGTGGTAAGCTGCGTCGTGTTAGCCAAGGAGTTAGTTACTATGCGTGGAAGGTTAAACTACCGCCAACCACTCCAAGAGACTTTGGAGAAATTATAGGCTTCGTCAGTCAAACATTTGGACAGACATACAGCTTTGAAATCACCATACCAGAAGTCAGCTACACAGCCACAGTCAATCAGGCTAACCTAGCTGTCACAGTGGGTAATATCACGGGCCCTGGGGCAGTGAATGTAACCATACGTAGCAACAGCTACAATGCCAACAAAGAAATACTGCGTGCTGGTGACTTCTTTAAGTTTAACAATCACAGCAAAGTCTATATGGCAACAGTAAATTGCACAGCTGATGCTAGTGGTAATGCTAACCTATACTTCAGTGGTAGCTGTGTTAGCAATGTAGCACCAGGCACGGCACTAACTATCAATGCAGTTCCATTCACCGCAGTATTAGACAGTGGCGAACAAGAATACAATATTGGCAGTGGCGGTATGATTGGCATGGACTTAGAAATGCGAGAAGTCTGGTAATGAAAACCTTTGATAGCACCTTAAGAGATCAATTCTATCGTGACAACTATATAGCTGTTGATATTTTAGAACTACACTTAACCAACAGCAGTAACGTCAGCGATCCCTTATATCTATGCAGTGGTGGCTTTAACATCAC